ACCAGACGCAATAATAGCCCTCTCACTACCAGCCGTATCGAAACGGATAGTGTCGTCGTCAGTCCCTTCTTCGACTTGTATCTTTGTGTCGCCATCGGCATCCTGAGTAGCTCCACCGCCACCGCCAGATATAGTAATGTCACCACTTCCAAGAAGTGAGTTACCATTTATGGTTTTTATGTTTGTGCCGGACACTAAAGTCTGTTGACCATCAGTTATGCCATAGGCACTAAGTGTAGTCGGTTTTCCGGTGAGGGAACTAAAGGCACCATCAAATAGAGTTGGCTTGCCAGTAAGATCATTATAGGCACCAGAGAAACTATCAGTTATGCCGTAGCCACTGATCGTTGTTGGCTTTCCGGACAGAGAACTGAAAGCTCCGTCAAATGCATCCGTAATCCCGTAGCCACTGATCGTTGTTGGCTTTCCGGAAAGACTGGCGAAGGCTCCATCAAATAGAGTTGGCTTTCCTGTAAGATCGTTGTAAGCGCCGGAGAAACTATCAGTAATTCCATAACCACTTATAGTTGTAGGCTTGCCGGACAATGATCCAAACGCACCATCAAATGAAGAGGTACCTGCGCCGATAGCTGTCCTAACTTCGGCTGCAGTAATACCGGTGACCAGTGTAGGTGTACCAGACACATCCGTGATTGCAGGAGCTGGTATTGTCGGTGTGCCGGAAAGATCTGAATAAGCACCGGTGGCAGCTACAGTTGCAAGACCAAGATTTGTCCTGGACGTAGCTGCAGATTGCACATCATTAAGGTTATTACTCACTAAGAGTGTGCCGGCTAAGCTTGCATAGGCTGCGACCCATGCGCTGCCATTATACAACATCATCACACCGGTTGATGAGTTAAAATAGATCGAACCTCCAACTAAGGCATCCCCATCATTGTCTGTAGTTGGATCTGAAGTTTTACTTCCTAAATAACGATCATCGAAGTTATCGAAAGCAGCTAATGCACTATCTCTTGCAGCCTCTGCAGCTTGCTGAGCACTTGCAGAACTAGCCGCATTAGAGCTGGCAGAAGCGGCGCTGGAACTTGCATTACTCGCACTAGTGCTGGCTGCAGAAGCCGATGTGGCTGCATTTGTAGCATTCGTATCCGAAGAGTTCTTGTTGGAAATCGCGGTGTCTCTTGCAGCCTCACTTGCTGCTTGAGCTGCAATGGCTGCATCACGTGAAGACAAACTTGCTGCTTGAGCGCTTGCTGAGTTAGCAGCGCTGCTGGCGCTTTGGACTGCACTAGCTGCAGCAGAAGTTGCGCTGGCTGCTGCACCATCGACTTGGCTTTGGATAGTAACAGTAGTGTTTGTATTACCTCCACCATCTTTGAAAAAGCTACTAGCTTTAGTGTTGCTATCTGTGGAAGAGTTGGATTGATTGTCATCCTGACTTTGGATAGTGACAGTAGTACTGGAACTACTACCGCCATCACTAAAAAAGCTGCTTTTTCCCATAATTATACAACCTCAAAGTTAAACGCTGATTGTATTTGCTGAGTGGAACCATTGAGCTCTTGATCGTCAGCCTGAGATTGCAGCTCCTGCATAAACTGTAGATACTTAGCTTCGAATAGGTCCTGACGTTCATCTAAGTAATAATCACTAGCGTATGTAAGACCAGCATAGATAATTAGATCAGGTGCAATTTTAGACAGAGTTGTTTCTGTACTATCGCTAGTAAAGTCACCAACTTCACCATAGTAGTCTAACGTCAGTGTTCCATCGCTTGGCTGCGGGAAAAGCAAAAGACTTGCTTGTTGCCTAGTGAAGTACTCAGGCCTACCGGAATATGCATTAGCTAAGTAGCTTCGCATCGTGGTCATGGGTATGCGGGTGAGCTGAACACCTGAGCTGTGGTACAGGTTTATTATCTCTAGGAAGTCACTTGGTAATGTTATTGATGCTGTCGTTCCTGAGACTGTGTAGTTCTGCTGCTTCTCCATAAAAGGAACCCGCAAATTCCTCTGTATTCTTGATATGCCCTGGTCAATAAACCTAGTCGTTAAAGTGGCTGTGATATCTGTCCGGTTGAGTAGATCATTAAAATGACTTTTAAGGTCACCATAGTTCATAGTTAAGTCCTCGCGTATGTCGGGCGTTTACCACCGCTGCCTGGATTGGTTCTACGTTTACGTGCGACCGCTTGCTTCTTCTGGCTTGAAGACATGCTTTGTGCCTTGCCGGCTGGAACGCACTTAGGGTAACCACGCTTGCTGCCCTTGGTAGACTTACGCCCACACTTTGGATGCTTGCCGCTTTTATCTTTGGTAGAAATATCGCGCCAGTCTTCGGAAAACCATTTGGTTAGACCACCGGCAGCTCTTCGTTTAGGTTTTCTTTTTGGTTTTGCCATTTTTAGACACCCTGTAGCCACCGCCGCGCTTTTGATACTCGCGTGTTAACCAGGCGCTTCCATAAGCACTCGGCCATTTGTCGAACTTGCGCTTGGCAGCAGACTTCACAGAAGCATAAAGTTTCGGGTTTGTTGGTACATTCTTACTTGCCATATCGGCGTTTTCCCATTGGTCCTGGTTTACGCTTATTAGTCTTTTTCATTTCTTTTTTAGCTGCAGCTTTACCTGCTTTTGTATAAGGGAACTTTTTCCCACGTACATTTGGCATCGTTAATTTCTCCGTGATCGTTTTCCGCTGCAGCGCCACTTCTTACGTGACAGACGCAGGGGACTGTTAGGGTCTTTGGCAGCCTTCGGGTGCTTCTTCATTTGACCGAATGATCGAGTACAGTAGTTGTCACCACGACTAGTGCCTGGGCTAATTGAGTAGCCTTTCGCTCCATATCGGACAGTGCGCTTACGGCCTGTCTTAGAATTAGTGACTGTCTTACTGTACTTCTTCTCGGCCATTACAATCTCTTATTGGTAGTAATAAATGCATCAAGGTTCTCGTCACGTAGGCGCTTCAAGATTGCCTTTGGTGTCTCCTTGAACATATCAAAGCCTTCGCGTTTCCATTTCTCATGAATTGCTACAGGTACTTTTGCGACAGATTGGTAATCACCTATGTTGTTCCTGACACTGTCTTCACGCTGGTGCTTTAGATCAGTAAGGAATGACTGAGGGATAGCTTGGTCTGTTTTACGCATAACGCGCGCGCCATCCTGTAAATAGGATTGCTGAGAGCTGAGTAAGTTTACAGGCTTCTGTATCTTATCTTTAATGTCGTCTTTATTTGTCATGGAATGCTTCTCCTAAAGTGTAAATAAAAAGGTCACCCTGGGCGCAGGATAAGGAGAGCAAAACTCCTGGCCCAGGGCTTCCAATTATCAAAGACCTATGAAAGGCCGGTGATCATGTGACTATCCGCGAAAGACACATGCTTACAGCTCACCTCACCAACGAGTAGGTGACGATCATTGTCGCCCTGTTTGGCAAGTAGAGTACGTGTAAATGGACGTAGAGTTACTGTCCGGAACATCGATGTATCGAGCAAGAAAGCGTGAGTGCTAAGCTGCTCACGATTTAATACCACCCGGTACGTTCCGAAAGGGGTCACGAGTACCTCAATGACGTTCACGTAAGTAGTTGTGTCGTCATTGAACGTCCGTGTCTTGTTAGATGCAGTAGCAAAGCCAGCAACAATCAAGCTGTCTGCTGGTTTAATCATGAATACATCTGGGTTAGACCCTGCAGTGTATGCAGCTTGACCTGCAGTGTTTAGAACACCCTCAGTCAATGGATCGGTCGCGTTAGATCCGGCATCTGTAGCACCGGTAATTTGCTGATCGATTGACGACATTTCACGTGCGGTTGAGGCATTGCCAGCCACGGCTGCGTTAGATACGCCAACCATTGCACGTTCGTAGTCTTTCTTAATCTCTTTTAGCGCCTTAGCCAGCTCGTAAGCTGTCTGAGATGCACGACCATAGGTTTTAACAGAATCCGCAGTAGCCGAAATATTAATGGTTTTAGACATTATCTGACAGACGTTACTGCGTAGGCTTGGTGTGCCTAATGAATCGTCTGACGCGGTAAAACCTTCAACTTCTTTGTTGTCTGCGCTTGAACCGAGTGCATCCTCGATCCACTCAAATGTTCTTGCGGAAACTGTCTCGTTTCTTACAAGAGAATGGAAGGGTGTATCTGATGGTGAGATATCATAGATAATATCTTCTACCGATTCCGCGACACCCACGGCATCATATGTTGTGAAAACAGCCATTTATTTAATCCTTTCAATGACTAAGTGGTTATTGTTCCCAACGTGAAAGTATGACATTTGCAGCATCAGTAACATCCTGCGTCCTGCTTTGACGTAGCGCATCTTTCTGTTTTGAAAGGTTACGTTTACGTACTTGGTTTTCAGAAGCAGGTGCTTTCTTAGACTTCAATGTCTTTCTAGTAACAGCTTGTTTCTTTTTCACTGTTGCTACCTTCTTTCCCTGGTCGAACATCCGAGCTTTGTTGATGAACTTTATTGCGACAGGATCAACGATAGTATTTACTACGTCCTCGTTCATGCCCTGTTCAACTGCATAGTTTCGTATGTCACTGTAGAGGTCATTAGACCAACCATCTATTTCAGCTTCGAGTACTTTTACAGCATTCTTGGCTTGCTCTTGCATGGCAGTAGCTTGCTGCTCACGCATTTGCGAATAGAACTGATCAGTTTCCTCTTGTAGGAATTTCAGGTTTGATGCAGCAGAAGATGCTTCTCTTCGAAGCGTTTGAAACTCTTCATCGCCCATAGTTTTGGATGCTACGAGCATGTCGATTTCTGCGTAGGGTTTGAATGCCTCAGTAGCCTGGTTCAGCATTCGCTGAAGTACTGCTGTAGACTTTCCGACCGCTTCTTCTGCGTATCGCCGTTGGGTTGAGAGTTCTTGAGACTTTTTAGTGATGGAGGCTTCTTGTCCATATAACCTTTTAAGGCTGCCTATTGATGCAGTCTTGACTTCACCATTAACTTTAATTTCAACTTCATGATTATCGTCAACTTCCAAAACCTCAAGGGCTTCTTCGTCACTGACTTCTTCATCAATGTCGTCATCTAGTTCAGTGTCGTCTTCATAAGACTGGTCAATGTCATCCTCTTCCGGAATATCAACTTCATCTTCATCATTAAGATCATTGGAGTTCTCAGTCTCTTCATTATCTGTAAGAACTGCCTGATCTTTTGCCTCTAGACTATCGTCTTCAGATAGTTGGCTTTCGCCATCGTCTGTCCACTTTGCCAGAAGGGCATCCGCTGCGCCCTGAGCGTCCAGCGGTTTCTTTGTGTCGGTTTGCACGTGTTCTTTATCGGACATAGTGCTCCTTACTGCTTGTTGTTAGCGTTATCATTATCGTCATCTTGAGCATCGCCTTCATTAATATTGTCACGGACTTGCACACGCTGTTGTAGTGTAGCGACAATATCGTTGATGGCTTGATAATGATTGTATGCACGTTCTCTACCTTCGGTATCTTCTGTTTTAGAATTTACGAAGTAGTTAAACGTAGATTGTACGAGTTCATCGATAGTAGTTCCGAATGCTTTTGTTCTTAAAAGTTCTTCGGCTTGGTTACCGGCCTCGATTTGCTCTGCTTGGTTATCTGTAGACATTTAAACTCCTTAATTACTGTTGCGCCGGTCTTTTATAGTAAGCTCGGCTGCGTCTACTTCTTGTTTATGTTGGAACTGAGCCTCACGTAGATCCTGATTATCGGATTTAAGCGCGAGATCATTCTCAGCTTTCAACATATCTAGCTCTAGTTTGTTTCGAGCTATCTCTGCATCGAGAGCCGCCTTCTGTTCAGCGACTTGTGTCTGACGATCAGCAATCTCGATTTGTTTCTGGGCCATCGCCGCTTGCATTTCCTGAGCTGGGTCAGGTTGAGGCGGTGGTAGTTGATCTGGTGGTGTTAGGTAATCCTCGACATTCATAATGCCTTGTTTCTCTAATGCGTCTTTCATGAGGGCATAAACATTATTGCCCTGGTACAGAGCGCTAATCTTTGGATCTTGAGAGAAGAGCTGATGGAGCTGTAAGAACTTCTGAGCTTCTCGGTCTTGTTCACCATAACCAAGATGCAGCTCGACAATCACATCTCTGCGCTCCCTAAATCTAGTTGGGTCTACTGCAACATAATTACCGGCAACATCAATAATCTTCTCAGCGTCCTCGTACTCCGCGATCAGTGCATAGACCTCATTAAATAGAGGCTTAAGGAATTGGTTAGCGAAGTTACGTGCAATAATCTTCTGGCGCTGCATTGACATATTTGCCAAGCGCTCAACCATCGCAAATGAGTTTTGCTTACTCACCGCGTCTTTATTGGTTCCAGTGCTGAGCCTTGAGATGCCGGAGATGTCTTGGGCATCGTCATCGAGCAGCTTGAGAGTTTGGAACACAAACTGATTAAGAGGCGCTTGCGGCATAGGAGCGATTGCGTCAGGGCGTGTAACATTTACAAGACCACCAACTCGGTTATCAATCAGCTCACGTGGATTTGTCAGGCCGCCTTTGGTCACTAAGTAACGTGGAGCGTTTGTTATTGCAGCATGATCCAGAATAGAACGTGTAAGAACTGTTCTAGCGTTCTGTGTATCAATTAGCTTTTCAGCAAAGTTCGAACCATAAAACGCATGGGCCATAGGAATAGGACTAAAGGTCAGGAATGGTAAACGATTAACCTCTTCAATATCGAGAATAACATTACCGGCCTTAAACACTCTATGAAGAGTAGCCTCTCCGGAGCCATCAACATCCAAATGGATGTATGCCTCATAACACATCACAGAACGGACCTGGTCTTGATAACCTTTAGAGTTATAACCTCGGTCAGCACCGACTAGGTCGTGCCGCGCCAAGACTTCCGGCTCAGTGTCCATCTCAACATCATCGTGAGGACCAATCTCGTTAATCTTGTCTTCTGGGTAGCCCATCTGGCGCAGCTCAGTCAGTGTCTTTTCTACACGGATAGCGCAGAAGTTTATAAAGTCCGGATGTAGTTTCTTTGCTTGTGGTTCGATTAAGAACTCTTCTGGAGCTACTGGATCGATGCACACTTTGCTTGCATCGCGAGATACCAGGATTGTTCCTGAGACCAAACCAAACTCATCTGTCTCACTATCTTCTAGCTCTACATTATCTTGTGACAGAATAACGTCTAACTCTTCTTCAGTTATCTCATCAAAGTTCTCTCGGTCTACCTCTTGCATCTGCTCCCAGTAGACGCGGGC